CAAAACCATACGCACCTGCAGTTTGACCAGTGACAGTATATGTCACTCCATTGTAGGCAAATGTGTCAACGCTGTTTTGCCATGACCCAACAACATTGTATACGAATATAGAGTCATAACTATATGAACTTGATGTAGCGATAAGTCTGTCTGACCCTCCGTAATTTGAGTTAGCAGAAGTTCCAGTTGTTCCTTCATAATAGTAAAGGGTGTTAGGTAAACTTGAGTTAGCAGTAAGATCATATTGAATATAAGCACCACTAGAACCTGCAGTTCCGTTAGTAGTCTTACCTGTAGTATACTCAGTACCATCATCAGAGTTACCTGCGGTTCCGTCAGGACCCCACTCACCATTTACAGTTTCGGAAAGTTTAAATACCAAACTACTCATACTTGAGTCTGCTACATTGAAACGATAGGTTCTATCTCCCAATAGTGCTAATGAAGTTCCTAGATAAAGATCTTCAGTTCCACCAGACGTTGTAAAAGTAAATTCGTTTGCAGCAGTACCCATACCACCAGATGATATTGTACCAGTTGCACCACCAGATGCAGTGATAGAGTCACCTGCAACAAATTCAGATCCAGAACCATTCAGTGTTGAAGGTCCGATATAAAGAGTTGATCCACCAGAACCAGATGCTACAGCAAAAATGGTTGCAACAGATGTGTTACCACCTGACCCTTTTGAAATAGTATTACCTACAGCAAATGTACCAGTCACAGATTCTACCGCTACTGATCTGATTGCCTTACTCTTCACTACAATCTCAGTAAATGGTGGAATATAAAATGATTCAAATACTGCTGTTTTTTCTCCATCAGCAGATACTAATGCTTGATTTGCCTGTAAACCTTGATCCGCACCAACTGCAGTTCCTAAGTCAAATCTATATCCTGTTACTACGTCTCCCTTATGAAGTTTATATGTACTTGCACCTACAACTAAATGTTGATCGTAGTCTTTGACAGCAACGTCGAATGTAGTTCCTGATCCGCCTTGCTCTGTTACAGACAAAACCGTACTTGCAGTTGCATCGATAGGTGCTTCATAAAGCACCGTATTGGTAGCACCGCTTGGTTTTGCTGAAGCAAGTAGTCCTTGTTTAGCCATTGTTTATTAAAATCCAGAGTAGAAGAATTGTTGTTGTCTTGTAAGACCAGTTAAGTTGTTTGCTCCAATACCTGCACCGAATGTAACATCATCTAGTGTTACGTTTTCAGTAGATAATAATGTAGCGTCAGCGTCAGGGAACTTAATCGTTCTAGGACCTGAAATCCCTTCTGCTGATAAAGTAACTTGACCTGCTGTATTTCCAGTCGTTTTAATGATTGGAGAGTTGAGAGTCTTATTAAAGAGTTCTCCTGCAGACTTCTCTGATACAAGTATATTGTATGTGTCTGCACCTCTATTTAGATTATCTGTATTAGGGAATCTGAAGATTTCATTAGTTGATGTGTTTGCGTTAGCAACGTTAAACGAAATCTTTTTAGTTGCGTCAGTATTGTCAACTAAAAGTAGTCCTTCATAACTTTTGTTTGAGATAGTCTGAGTAGTGGTAGTACCAACTAACGTTAATGATAAATCAGGAACCGTAATGGTTCTATTTGCAGTTAGAGCAGATGTGTTGAAGATTGCATAGTTAGTTGCAGTCTCAGCGTTTGCTGCTAACTTCAAATCAACCAGAGTCTTTGTAAGTAAAGTCTGTTCTGATTTAGTATCAATAAGTGTTGATGCAGTAGCGGTAGGTTCTGCAGTAGTTGTTACTGTACCTGCATCAGGTAAGAAGTAAGAACGTCTTGCACTAGAAGTAGTTGCCCAGTTGATTTGGAAGATTGCCTCTTCTGTACCATCAACAAGAACAAGATTATCCTCATCAATAAGAATAGTTTTATTCGTTAGAGTCTGCTGAGTATCAGAACCAACAACAGTAGTTCCGTTACCAGAGGTAATAGCAGGAAGAGTAAAGATACGAGTGTTAGTACCAGTACCAACATTACTTACTTCAAATCTTGCTTTAGGACCTTGTGCGTCTTCTAAGATAAACGTTTGGTCAGATATAATAAAGTTACCCGTAACTTTAATAGCACCCGTACCTTTCGGTGCGAGAACAATATCAGTATTGTTTGCTGCGTCATCAACTGCAGTTATATACAGTGATGTGCTACTATTACCATTATCAATACGAGTACAGTAGAAACCCCCATCACCAAAAGCAATGCCAAGTTGATCGTATGCATTTTGATACAATCCACTGTCTCTATCCAAGTCAAAACATAAGCCAGGTGCTGATTTTGTGCCCTGTGCTAGTCCTTTGAATAACTGATTAATTTTTGCTTTTCTATTTGGAATCAACGGATCTGACACCACCACTGGAAGAATCGCTTCTCCCGACAGGTTAGAGTCTGATATTGTGTCCAGTTGTGAAATCTTTCTGGTTCCCACGAATAATCACACTTACTATGCTACAAGGTTATTTATACAAGAAGTTCACCCTCCTGTAAGGTCTATATGTTCATCGTCTTCAGTTTCTTCTTTTGTCCGATATGCCCATTCTTCCGTATGTCCTACAGACCACCATTTTGGTAAAGTTTCTACAGCATAATTTTGTGTGCATACCTTAAAGTCAGGTCGTTTCATATTATCATTATCAACTAAACTATTATCATAGAACTGACATCTATTGTTTGGTTGTGCTGCAAACTGTCCGTTGTCTAATGCAATAACATTGAATGTCTTATGTTCTGGATCATGTTCTGAGAAGTTAGTATCCAATACAGAAAAGTCAGGGTGTGCTGTGTCAATAGTAAACTCATACTCGCCAGGATGCATCTTCTTATCCTTACCAAAGAACTGACATCTACCTAGTATGGGTTTTTCTACAACTGTAATATTATAATCAAAACAATCCCATAGTTCCAATACATCTAGTGGCAACTGATCATCCCAATCAATATCTTCTTTCCATACAAATGCACTAAGTGGTAACTTATCAAAAAGTGCACCGTAATCAGTAAGCAATGTTTCAAAATACAATGCCTTTGCTTGTATACTTCTAACTGAGATCCAAATGCCAGGTGTAAGTTCTCCATGACCCTTTTCTAGGTCATAAAGATATTCTTTTTTGACCCAGACTTTTCTGGGAGGTAAAGGATGAACTAGGTACGCCATTTTAATTTAGTTTTCAATATTTGTAATCGTCTTTTTGCACGACGAAGTGCTTGAGGTTTTAGTTTCCTCTTAAGTTCTTTCTTACTGTGATGTTGCCAGTTAGGTACTTTCATCAGATCATGGTGTTTGTCCTATACCTTGATTACTAATAAACTGTTTACGAAACTCTTCAACCTGTTCTTGTACTTCTGGTTCAATAGGAGAAACCGCAGCAACAGGAGTTATCAATATAGATGCTCCAGTTTCAAGTTTTACTTTCCAACAACAACTGTTAGTTTCAGTTAAACTAGTGACAAATGCGAGATTGTCCTCATATTGTCTCATTGTAATGTCGATTGGTCCTATCATTGTTCAGCAAATGTGTAAGTAATCATTTCAGAATCTAAAACTTCGACAATTTCACTTACTGCAGCAGTAAATTCTTGTCCTCCTTCTAGATTGTGGGAAAACTCCATAAGTCTATCATTTCCATCAGTATCTAGTACCGTAATAGTACGTTTTGATAGGTTGATAAAAACATGGATGATAAAGGTGTCGTTCATGATTCTATTATATGATAGAAGAATAAACCTGTCAAGTTAATTTAGGAAAATTGTCTTGGCAGTTACCCTGTATGTTTGTGTAACGTCAGTGGTCATATTTCTCTTAGCAGAAATATTAATATCACCACCCGCACCATTTGAATCTTTATTAACTGTATGTTTACTAACACCTGCTACAGTCACATAGTGACCACCACTCAATACTTCTGTATCCATACCAGTTGAACCGACTGTAGTGGACATCGGACCTTCTTTATTTGTTGTAATGATAGGAGGTACAGGAGTATTCTGACAAGGGATGATATCAGTTTTAATTGAACCTGCACAAATAGTAGTAATACCAGGTTCTTTTGCCTTATCATCAACTGGTTGATTTATATAATTGAATAGATTTGGTGTAGTTATTGCCATATTAACACCTGCTGCAAAGTCTATTTCTTTTGTCATAGCAACGTTAAATAAGTCACCCTCATATTCACAGTGATCTACTGTTTGGAACAACTTTTTAGCACCAAAAACAATCTTAGATGTTTGCATTTCAAACTTTGAACCTTTTACGTTCATATCTAAGTCTGAGTTAAAGGTGATAGTGTGTTTTTGTACCTTTTCTTTATCTGCAGCGTCTTTTCCATTCTTATCAACTTGTTTTGCTGCACCAACAGCGTCCATAAAGAATCCACCACCAACTTCAAGGTGCATATCACCAGTAATCTTTAATCTATAGTCACCTTCAACGTTAATAACCTTATCACCATCAATATTTGAGCATTCATCACCTATGACATCTACAGTATGATTACCTGCATATGTTGAGTGATCTGCAACTAAGTTACCTGTATCATCTTTTGTATTTCCTCTATTACTCTTCTTATATGCTTCTAATCTTGTTGATCTCTCCTCAGGAGTTAAATCTGGATTAGTTTTCTTCAACTCTTTCATATAAACATATTCAGCATATGTGTTATTGTTGATATTAACAGATGAATGAGTTGTACCACTAGGTTCTTTAACAACGTGTGCCTGACGACCTGGAGTTCCGATATGATGATCATATCCACCATTAACAAATGTTCTTGCTACTTGCAAATATGGATCTGCCTTAGTAAATATCTGATCCAAAACTCCTGTACCTGCACTTTCTCCCGCACAACTACCTCTTGACCCTCTAATTTTATTGATATTTGCTAGTTCTTCGGGAGTACAACTTGTAACACCAAATAAAGGATAGAAACCATTGTCTGCCTTACCACCATTAGGACTTCTATCACAATCATCACCAGTATTAAAGTTAATGAATAATGCAACGAGTCCTGTTAACCCTGCAATACCATTTTTCATTAAGTCTGCGCCTGGTTCAAATATTGTGTTACCTGATTCCCAAGATTTGATTATATCCTGTACACCATCTATTGCTGCAGTTGTTGTTTTTATACCACTAATAACTTTTTTGAGATCAGCAATAACATTTTCCACATTACATACAATGCTATCAATCACTGCTTGAACACCCTGTAGTGCCATTTCTGCTTTACTAATAGCACCATCCAACAAACTTTGAAGTAAGTTATTGATAGTATTGATAGGATCATTAATAAAATCTGCTATTTGACTGTCTATAGCACACAATGAAGAGAGTAATGATGTAATCGCTTTTTGTACTTCTGCTTTTGCTTGGAAAGGAACAGAACCAAAAATTGCTCCTAAAAGTTGTTGTAAGAAACCACCTAGTTGATTAGAAAGTTGTGAGGTAGACTCTCTAATACCAGATACGATTTGTGTGAAGATAGCACCTA